GCACCTATACCCGATTGGGCCACATATCCAGTGCGCATAAGGCTAGTGAAACCGTCTGCAGCTCTTTCGGCTTCCGGATACAGCGTTTTTAGTTGTTTATTAAGAGTAGTGAAAGAATTATTCTTTTTAAAAGTATCGCCTAGACCTCTAGTCAGAGCGTTACCCATATCTTTGCCGGCTTTACCAGCCGAGGTGGAGGCACCATTAAACCCGCGTTTAATGTCTTCTTCTACTTTGTCTGTTATAGCGCGAACTACAACATACGCTTGACCTACTACAGCCATTTATGGTGCCCCCTTCCTTAGCCTATTGGAGAATCTAGAATTGATCCGAATGGATTTGAAGCATCTGGATCAATCTCGGTTGGTGGTATGTAAGGCTTAACGTCTGGACCTAGATCCGAACCAGCGCCTTCGGCACTTCCGTACTTATATGTTGAGCCGTACAGATCAACCATTAAAGTTTTTCTGATAACTTCGTGCAGCTTTAGCTCTTCTCCGCTTGTATAGCGCAGGTCCTGGTCCAGGAAGTAGTGGATTACATCCAACATATCTGGTGCTTCCATTTCCTTGAGGTCCATTTTATTTACTAAAGCTTTTCCGTTAACGTAAGGCCAGAGATCTACTGCCCAACTGAGGAGTTCTCTGGCTGCTCTTCCGGGCGGTCTGAGTACTCTTCAATTAGCCATCCAACAATTTCGCTTAGAGTCTCTACAGCAACTAGTTTTTCTTTGTCGTGTAGTAGTTTCTCAAAACGCTTGTTGCTTTCGTCTGTTAGGACGTTAGAGAAAAAGTCAGTCATAATCTGAGCTGATACTGCCGCATCATCGCTGTTTGACTTTGCAATCAGGTCCAATAGAACCTTGCCCTGTAGCTGCTTTACGCCGAAAAACTCTTCGTCGTGTAGTTTGAATGACACGGGCTCGCGGTCTTCAGCCGCCTTGCCCACACCAAAATCTTTGAATTTAGCCATCGTTATATAGTTCTTTCTATGTTATGCATCATTTGCGGATATACTCCGTAAGTATATTTTACTATCTAACGTGGACTCTGAGTTGGTCTGATAAGTATCTATTGGCTTTAGTTCCCGGGTGGCGAATTAGTGTCGTATTTACAATCCTTGATCCGGATCTAAAACGAAGAGTGGTGTTGTCCCCTTTAGGGGTAATTAGGTGTGGTCGGGTGCCCTCGTGGTGTAGATATGCGTAGCTCAAGTTAGAGCCAATCTTCACAGACTGCCCCCTAGACCCGTCGGTATGCTCTATGTGTAGGCTTTTTCTTAGGTTGCCAGATTTTACGCCTACCTGACGTCTTGCATCTTGAACAATTCGATTGGCTATCCCATGAAGATGGCGGCCAACCATTCCGTAGCGACTATTAAGCTCGAAGTTCAGAATTGGTTTGTAGATAATCAGTTTTTGTACGGTAATGCTTATTCCGATGCCTCCTCGACCGCCCCTTACCGGGCGAGAACGAAGAGACCTAGCGCCTTTACTTGCATAGTATACAAATGCGCTGTCGTGTATTAAACCGTGGAATGGCATTTTATGGCACTGCCAGGGTTACTGTCATGGTTGTAGTTTGAAAGCCACCCTCAGGTGCAGCTGAGTCTAGAGTTGCAATTACGCCGATACCGTACCCAGTCTCATCCCACTGATCAATTAGATTTACAGACTCCATGAGAACCCAGGCATCGTAAGCCAGAGTTTCAGAGGCAACTTGGATGCTCTGAGCTGAAGGTGGGCGGCCGTTTTGCCCAACAATTGGTGTTGCACGAGCGATTTGAATATTCAGTGTGGCACTACGTGGTACGTGGCAACGCTGAGGCTCTCCAACCTGAGCCCCCGGGGAGCCTAGGTACATCTGAACGAATGAGACAACCAGCTGCTCACAATCGATAGCTGGTTGGCCCATCGTCCAATAACGTCGTGCAGGTAGATTTACGTTGTATGACTGAAAAATGGTTTCAACACGCTCCAAGACGCCCTGCATCATATCGCGAAGGTTTGTTGCATCCTCCGAGACACCAGTAAAGTCAATTTGCGTAGTCATAATAATTACTCCGCTGCAGGAGCGTCTACAGTCTCAACAACTGCTTCTGCTTCAACAACGTCCTCTACAACAGGTGCAACTTCTACAACTGGAGCTGCAACAACTGGTGCAACTCGAGCTGGCTTTGCTACAGGCTTTGCTTCTGGCTTTGCGCCACCTAGCATGTCCTGAGCGCGAAAGTTAGTTTGTACTGACATTTCTTCTTCTTTCTTAGCTATACATCTTGATCTGGAGGTTTCCAGAGGCAAGTTCTACAATGTTCTCTATACCGGAAATAGTTTTTGTTGCATATAGAGTCCAGGTTCCAGGGTCAATCATCCCTAGAGCAGAGTTGATTTTGTCGTAAGGAACGGTGATGGAAACTACGCCACTGCCGTAGTTTAGGGAGATATTATCTGATCCAAGGTCAATTGACCTAGACCCGCTGTAGTTCTTAAGCGACACAACTGGGTCCCAGCCGGTGTCAGGGAATAGGTTGCTTAGATCTAGATCTGCACCGGTAGAGTTCCAAGTAGCGTCCGCGCCTTTAATTGAAACAATGTCTAGCTCAGGATCCGCGGTAAGAACTAATGGTTTAGGGCTGTAACGGCGAGCGCGTGGTTGGTCTGGGGAGAACACCTTTGACTTGCGACGAGCACCATCCGGATTTACGGTCTTGATGAAAAGGTCGATGACGTACATACCTGTACGCATCTCTTGGATAAACTCTTGCTGGTCAAGAATGGTGTAAGAAACGCCCTGACGAGCAACAGAAGTTACACGCTGAGGAAGTGCGCAGGTGTCGTCGTCAGACCAAAGCTTAATAAACTCGATTGCTAGAGTACGAGCTGCCATCTTTCCAATAGCCGGAACTGGGGTTCCGTAGGAGTAGGTAACTTCTGTGTTGCAAGGAGTCCAAGGGGTACCAGCCTTGATATGTATGGTCGAGTGCTCAACGAGGTAGTAGTTTGCAGGATCAATAACTGAACCAGTGCGGTTGCGAATTGAGTGAATCTTAGTTACTGGGCGTCCGCGTAGGCGGATACGAGAGTCTGGAGACATACCGTCAGCGGTCAACTCGGAGTACTCGTCGTAGTCGCCAGAAGGAATGTTGTAAACGTCTCCACCAAAAAGAACTGGAGAGTTGGTCTTGGTTGAAGGGCCCATGCGGTTGTTGCGCAAGGTGCAAGTGTAACGCTCGGTTACGGTGGTTACGCCAGTGTACTTACGGCCAGACATTGCCCAGAGTAGGTATGACGCAGTGCGGATCGCTTCATCGGTATATTCCGTGTAAGCGAAATCGCCTAAGTCTTCGGGCTGAACCCAGTAGTTATTCGTCATAGATACCTCTCTATAAGTTTAAACGGGTGGCAAACCAGTGATTAGACCAGTTCGCCACCCGTTTCTTTATAGCTTATTAGCCGATTTCGTTAGCACCGATAATGTTATCGATTGCAGAGTCAGCGTTGTAGTTGATGTTACCTGGAACGTTGAAGGTTGTGCCTCCAGCACCAATCTGAGTGGTGGTTGTAGCAACCGGAGCTGGGTGGCTCTCAGTTACAGAGTTGGTTGCAGTAACACGGGCACCAGCACCTACAGTGAATTCAGCGATGTCAGCAGTGATTGCTGCAGTCACGTATTCAACGGTGTAAGGAGAGGTGGAGGTAACTGCAGTAACAGTGTGAGTACCGTTCAATGCAGGGCTTACGTTCTGTACGTAAATAACATCGTTCTGTACCAAGTTGTGGGCAGCAGAGAAAGTAAGAACAGCGGTGGTGTCTACAACAGTTGCAGATGCCTTGGTAATGTTCTTAGTTGTAGGCTGCTTAGCTGAAGGCGAAGTGAATACAACCTGGTCAGTAGCGTTGTCAGTCCAGCTGTAGAAGCCTGATAGACCGGTCGGGGCCCAGTCGGTACGTGCGTAAGCGTATGGACGCTCTGCAGCAACTGGGAACTCCCAGCGGCCGTCGATGCCAGACTGGAACGCAGCGTTTCCAAGACCGTAGCCTTCGAAGGTGTTAGCCATTAGACCATTTTCAATAACGCGGTCACCTGACTGACGGAACTTAGCGTAAGGGAAGATCCAGTGGAAGTAAGGAAGTGCACCAGCGCGCTTTCCATCCTTAACAGCGTGTGACCAAGCTTCGATCGCAACACCATTACCAGCAGGGTCATCGCCAACACCAGGAGCAGCCCAACCGACTGATTTAACGTCAGAGTCGCCTGAAGAACCTACGTTCTTGCGAAGCAATAGTCCACCAGATAGTAGAGCTGAAAGCTCTGGGTCTGGCTCGCAGATTGCAAGTTCCATGGTGATACGCTTTAGAGTGTCTGGAGCCTTGTATGTAACACATACAACACCATTCGCACCCTTTTCGGTGATCTCGTCGCCCTCTTCGTACTCAGGGGTAAATGAGATACGCATGAAAGCAGAGGTTGTGTAGCTATCGGCAGGGCCGGTTAGCAGGTTGCCAGCAGAGTCCAAGCGGGTGACACGAATTGACACACCTTGGATGCTAGCTGCATATTCTTGAGTAGCCATAAAGCTATTCTCCTTGTTTTATTACGCTGTTAGATCGACTCGAACAGCTAGGTGGATTGAAGTATCAAAGTAAGCCGCAGCTGGGCGGATCGCCTTGAGACGCATGTCATTCGCATTACCCGACACATCGTATGCTTGCGCAAGATTGTCGTTCACGACATCAACATCGCCAACGTAAGTGCGGACGGTGCCGGTGGCGTAAATCCATTTGTTGTCCGCAGTTGCAGTAGCACCTGTGGCTCCGTCTGGTCCGGTACCTGAGTAACCAGAACCAACGACAACTGGAGTACCACCTAGGGTTTGTAGGTGCTCCTTACCAGCTTCGTGGAAAAGCATGTTTGAGTTGCTAGCAAGAAGTGCCGCAACGTCACGAGTCATGTGGATTATGCCCTGCTCGCCACCGTCTGAAGCCAAACCGATTGAGTGCTCTAGAAGAGCAAGTGCACGGCGAGGTGAGAGAGCGGTACCCGAGTTAAGAATAGTTGCAGAATTAGATGATAGAGCCTTGTTTGCGTGAGTCTCGCCTTTGCGAACAGCACCGTCCCAGAGTTCTACTTCCATAGCGTGCTGGGTTACGCCCTCAAGCTGACGCTTTAGGCGCTCGATACGGTCAAGGCCATTGAAGCCTAGGGTAGATCGGAACTCTTCTGCCTCGATAAACCAAGGCTTGATTTCGGTGTAGTAAGTTGGTGTGCCAGCGGCAACAACTTGGCCGTCTGTTGAATCAGTGTCGTCCCAGTTAGTCGCTGAGTAAAGGGTTGTCTCCCACTCCTGTGAGAAACCACGGACCCACTGGTCCTCCGATGGACCGTTTTCAGGCTTGACTACGGCAAGTAGGCCGAATGCAGAAGGCACAATCTTTGGCGCTGTTACAACACCAGTCTTTGTGAAAGCCATTTGTAGGTTCCTTACCTATATAAAAAGTTTGGGGTTTTTCGTTCGGGGGAGGCCATTTCTGACCTCCCCCTCACGAGCGATGTCTATCGGCTTATAGCTCGATAGTAGCTGCTGCAGTGCCACCAGTGGTGTCACGTAGAGCGGCTGCTACACCGTTGATGCTGATGGTTGAGGTGATCGCTAGTGACTCGATACCAACCTTTGCTAGACCTTCGAAGGTTTCTACGAACATCTTGTAGTCGTTGGTTCCAACTAGTGATGAGTCGCGGATGATACCTAGGTCTAGAGTGCCGCCGTCCAAGAATAGGAAGGTGCCCTCTGCGAACAAGAACCACTTGAATGAGTCTGGGAACTCAAGAAGTGCAGATGCACCCTGAGCGCCGAAGTAGTTCTGGTCTGGAGTCATGGTTAGTGATACGTTGCTGTTAGCTAGGTAGCCCTCGATCTCTGCCTTTGCAAGAGCGATGGTGCCATCGCCTGGCATTGATAGAGTCAAGTCAACAGCCATAGCGTCTACTACCCAGTCAGGCACGATTGCCTTCAACTGAGTTGAAGGGTCGATGCGGTGACGTGAACGGTAAGCAACAGCTGCACGGCGAACCTGTACTAGGAAGTCACGACCAAAACCGATTAGGTTTGAGGTAGTAACTGCAGTAGAAGCAGCGCTGATCTTGTCTAGCAGGTTAACTTCTGCCTCACGAGCGTGCTGTACAAGAGCAAGTTCGTTGTGGCGAGCAATTAGCTCTGGGTATGCACGAGTCATCAAGTTACCGAACTGTAGCTGTAGAGTTACAGCGTCAGTGGTAGCAGTCAACTCTGCAGCAGCAGAAACAGTTAGAGAGGTCTTGCTCGAAGGAGAAGGAGTCTCAGCTGAGTCGTTTGCAGCAGTCCATACACCAACAGCGTTAGCGTAGTCACCTGAAGCGAATGAAGGTGGGGTTACGAAGCGGATACCGCCACGGTCTGCCTGGAACTTAGGAAGTGAGTCACGAACTGGACGGCTGGTGGTTGAACCAAGACCGAAGATGTCGTACTTAACTTCGAAAGGTGCTCCGTGACCACCAGAAGCAACAAGAGCCTGAGTGTCAGCTGCGAAAGCTGCAATCTTAGCTGAGTTAGCCTCTGCGTCGGTGGTTAGGGTGCGTGCCTCGTCAAACTGAGTGGTGATAGATGCAACAATGTGCTGCTCTCCGTCGCCACCGTTGACACGGCGTAGTGAGTGGATACGCTTTTCCATAGCCTGAGCTACTTCGTTCATATCGTTGATAGTGCTGCCTGCGGTGTAGCCAGGGATGTCTGCACCAGCGGTAATTGCTACTACTGGAGCTTCGTTGACCTGAACTAGTGGCTGACGGTCAGCTGGAACTTCGATAGCTCCCTCTGCTGATGCGGTCACAGTTGCCTGCTCTTCCTGCTGAATATCTTCAGCGATAGGTGT